ATATGTAAAAACTAGTTAGATAGAGTAAGATAAATAAAATTAGTTTTTGAGGAGGCAAATAAAGTGACAGAGCGTAAAGTATATGATTTGAAGAAAATGACAGGCTCCGAAATAAAAAAGGTGATTGAGTCAGTTCCTAAGATAGAGCCTATAACAGGGTTAGAAAGATGTGATAGCTATATGTTTGAAGAAGGCCCAGTCTATTTAACTAATCCAGCGTATGATGCATATACAGTTCCAGTTTATGACCCAGAGTGGACAGAGTTCTTATGGACAAGGATAGACATGGATGATGATTTTAGAAAAGAAGAAGAAACATTATGTGAGTTAGATGATTTAAGAGATCGTGAAGACTTTGAAGAAATAAAGAAGTTATATGGTGTTATTGAATAAAAAATGTTTTTGGACATGTCGCTGATATGGGCGATATGGCCCAGGAGGGGTAGATAATGGAGAAGCCAATTAAAGTAGGAGTTGAATGCTGGGAGCTTGTAGCAAAGGGAACAGGAGAAATTTGTGGACGTTACATGAGTAAATTAGATGCAATATTATATATGATTTACTACACAGTAAGATATTTAAATCTTATTGAAATAAAGCATTTAGAACTTGAATTTGAATGTAACAGGATATACGAAATTAAATAAAAATTGATTTTGAGAAGGTGAAATAAATGGAGGAAAAAATAATTACTTTAGAAAGGCAAGTAAAGAGGCAGCAGAAAAGTATTTATGTATTATTTGTAGTAGCAATATTATTTCAAGTAATCTTAATTAGTAAAGCTTATAAGGAAAAAGTGTTCTTGAAATCAGTATCTGATAAGCTAGAGATAATCTATGAACAAAAGGTTCAGATAAATCATTTAGTAGAGAGTTTAATAGATTAGATAAATAAAAAATGATTTTAGGAGGAGTACATATGAACGAGTACAGCAGATTAAAAAGAGCCATGAGGTTTTATGAAGAGGCTAACTTAGAAAAACTTGAAAGGGCAACTACACAGGAAGAAAAAGAAAAGAGGCTTAAAAGGGTAGAGGCTATTTCCAGATGTAAGGAGATTATGGCAGAGGTTAAGTAGTTTAATCAGTTTATTATGTATGCATTAACTAGGGTTTTTGCAACATTAACCCTCATTAATGTAACATTAACTACATTTAAAGGTGAATTATTGCTACATAATGTATGCATTAATACTCTTAATGAAGTCAAAAACTTCTTTAATACCTACTAAAAACAGTATTATGGTAAACCAATTCAAGGAGTTTTTTTGCTTAAAGTAGCATTTTAATATATGAATAAACTGTAAGTAATATATGAATAAATAATTAATGTAACAAAAACTAGGGTTAATGTTGACATTAACTAAGTTATTGCATACATAATGTAACGGAAACTAGCTTTAATGTCGACAATAATCCCTAAAGTAAAGTAAAGTAAAGTAAATAGAAAGTAAAGTAGAGTAGTAGTGCTCCTGCCACTACTCAAAATGAGTTGGAGGGATAAAGATGAATTACATCAAAGAAGCCGAAGAAGAACTTAAAAGATATTCAGATCTTAATAAATCACTAGAGGTATTAGGTGATGATATTAAGACTATAAACTTTGACTTAAATACCATTAAGACCACATCTTTAGATACCACACCAGGAGGTGGGAATATAAATGGTGATGATGCAATAGCCAATATGTTATTCAAGAAGCAAGTAAAGGAACGTGCCTATAAGAGTACTTATTCTAAAATTAAAACTATAGAAAAGGCTCTTAATCATATAGAAAAAGATGGAGAGCGTGATACAGACGATAAGCAATTATTGTTATATTATTACGTTGATAAATTAGGGGATGATAGAACAGCTGAGAAGCTTAATATATCAAGGTCTAGTTTTTATCGAAGAAAGTACATAGCTATAACCAGATTTGCTAGACAGTTTTTTGGAGTAGAGGTAAAGTGAGACTTTATTGATACTGAAATTTGCCAAAATGGGGGGTATACTATTAGTGTAAAGATGTGAGGTTAAGTTGTAGACCAGTTCAGGGCGCCTCCTTTTGGACTCCTTATCATTACATCTTGCCATGGCATTCTTAAAACGTCGTTCAATTGAAGGTATAAAACACAACCAAGGGGCCGGTTGTGTTTTATGGACTGTTAGCTTAGCGGTAGAGCATTCGGCTGTTAACCGAAAGGTCATAGGTTCGAACCCTATACAGTCCTTAGGAATTCTATTAACCTCCCCATAAAAAGCATCCTAGCTTGCCATGAATAGGGTGCTTTTTTAGTTTAAAGAAAGGAGTGGTACTTTGCCACGTATAAGAGATCCGAATAGAGACAAGGCATTTGAAATATATAAAAAGCATAGTGGTAACATAGACTTGGTTGAGATTGCAAGTCAACTAAGTGTGCCACCGGGAACTGTTAGAGGTTGGAAAGCCAAAGACAAATGGGAACAACAACTTAATGGAACGCTCCAAACAAATACGGAACGCTCCAAAAGAAAAAAGCAGAATGTTAAAAAGGATAAGGTTGAGCCAGAAATCCAACAACTTGACAAAAGTGAACTAACTGATAAACAAAAGCTTTTTTGTATTTACCAAGTTAAGTACTTTAATGCAACAAAAGCTTATCAAAAGGCATATGGATGTAGCTATGATGTAGCCAATGCAGAAGGATATAAACTCCTTGTAAATCCTCGTATAAAAGCAGAAGTACAAAGACTGAAGCAAGCAAAGCTTAATAGAGTGATGTTGGGAGAGGATGATATCTTTCAAAAAATGATAGATATAGCCTTTGCAGATATAACTGACTATGTGAAGTTTGGGAAGAAAGAGGTAGAGGTAGGTAAGACAAAAAATGGTGAGCCTATAATTGTTAAGGTAAACTATACAGACTTTAGAGAGTCAGATGAAGTAGATGGAACTTTGATAAGTGAAGTTAAACAAGGCAAAGATGGTATATCAGTTAAGTTGCATGATAAAATGAAGGCTTTACAGTGGTTAGCAGATAGAATGGATTTATTATCTACAGAGGATCAAATTAGACATAAGAATGAATCAGATAAGCTTAATATGCTTAAAGAAAAACATGCTAAAGAAATGGGAGATAATAACAAAGAGCCTATCAAGATAGAATTTGTAAGAGCAAGTCAAAGAGGTGACGCTGATGAGTAAAGTTCAGTTTGCACTCAATGACCACTTTTACGATTTTATAAATGACTGGTCTCAAAAGTTTTATTTCTTAGTTGGTGGTTATGGATCTAGCAAGAGCTATCATGTTGCAGCAAAGTTGTTGGCTAAATTGGTAGAAGAAAAACGAAAAGCTATGGTTGTCCGTGAAGTATATGAGACACATAGGGACAGTACTTTTTCTTTGCTTAAAGAGGTAGCAGAAGCTATGGGACTATCTGATATAATAAAATTTCATAGTTCACCTTTAAGAGTAGTATTCCCTAATGGTAGCGAGATAATCTTTAGAGGGATGGATAATCCTGAAAAACTTAAATCAATCAATGGAATTACAATTATTTGGCTTGAAGAATGCAGTGAAATTAAATATGCAGGATTTAAAGAGTTACTTGGGCGTGCCAGACATCCTAAGTTGTCTATTCATTTTTTACTCTCTACTAACCCAGTAAGTAAAGGGAATTGGTCTTTCAAGCATTTCTTTGAGGACACTAAGAATAAAGTGTTTATCTTAAATGATGAAGAGCTGTACCAGAAACGAATAGTAATAAAAAATAATACATATTATCATCATTCAACATGTGATGATAATTATTTTTTGCCTGAAAGTTATACAGAACAGTTAGATGATATGGCAACATATGACCCTGATTTGTACAGAGTGGCTCGTAAAGGTCGCTTTGGGATTAATGGCAAAAGAGTATTGCCTCAATTTGAAACAGCTCCACATGACGAAGTTATGGATTCTATTAAAGCAATTAAAAACCCTTTAATGAGAGTTGGAATGGACTTCGGTTTTGTAGATTCATATAACGCAGTTGTTAGAATGGCTATTGACCATGATAATAAGACATTGTACCTATATTGGGAGTATTACGATCATAACAAAACAGATGATATTACAGCAGAGGATATAGCAGAATTTAAAGAAACAAGAGAAAGAATTAAGGCTGATAGTGCTGAGCCTAAAACAATTAAGTTTTACAGGCAGATGGGATTTAACATGTGGCCATGTAAGAAGTTTCAAGGCTCACGATTAGCATATACAAAAAAGGTCAAGAGGTTTAAGAGAATAGTTTGCTCTGAAAGTTGCCCAAACATTATTGAAGAACTTAAAGACCTTACATTTGCTACTGATAAAGATGGGAACATTATTGAGGATGAATTTAATATTGACCCTCATACATTTAGTGCTATTTGGTATGGACTAGATGATTATGAAGTAGCAGATTTAAAAGGTGGTATGAGCATATTAAAACCAAAAGAGAGGAGGTAAACAATGCCGGCTATAGAATTAGAACAATTTAAAAAGATTTTAGAACGCCATAAATCAGAACATGATGATTATATTAAAGAATGCGAAGTAGTAAAGCGTTATTATGAGCACAAAAATGATATTCTTGAAGATTCGGCACCAGCTAACAGAAATAAGCATAAAGAGGATAACCCTTTAAGAGCTGCTGATAATAGAATACCTCATGATTATCATGCACAGCTCGTTAATCAAAAGGCTTCTTACTTATTCACATATCCTCCTATATTCGATACAGGAAATGATACTTTAAATCAGCAAGTGAATGAAGTGTTAGGAGATTATTATGAAAAATATTGTAATGTGCTTTGTACAGATGCTAGTAATTATAAAATGGCTTGGTTACATGTATGGAAGAGTATAGAAGGTAAATTTCAATATGCTCCTGTACCTCCAGTACAAATAATACCTATTTATTCAAGTGGATTAATTAGAGAATTAGCAGCAGCTATAAGAATTTACATTGAATATGATATTTCAACCGATGAGTGTTATACCATATATGAATATTGGGATAATGTTGGATGCACTACTTTTCGTAATAAGAAAAATGCTATAAGTCTTAATGATATTGAAACGGCTAATAGATTTATATCAACTTATTTAGACACGGGCGAGAGCGTAGAGTGTAATTATTACGCTCATGATTTTGGAGATGTACCATTTATAGAGTTCCCTAATAACAACATAAAAGATAATGACTTAACAAAAATTAAGCCGTTTATTGATGTTATGGACAATGTAGTCAGTGGATATGTAAATGATATTGATGATATCCAACAGATTATATGGGTACTAACGAATTATAGTGGAGCTGATTTGGATGACTTTAGGAATGACCTTAAAAAATATAAGGCTGTTAAAATGGAATCTATGGGGTCCGACGATAAGTCTGGAGTTCAAACAATAGCAATTGATATTCCAGTAGAAGCTAGAAATAAGTTGATTGAGATTTGTAGAAAGCAAATTTATGAGCAGGGGCAAGGATTAGATCCACATCCTGAAGGAGGTTATTCAAATAGCTCAGGTGAAGCACTTAAGTTTATGTATGCACCTTTAGAATTAAAATCTGGGTTAATGGAAATTGAATTCAAACCTGGTTTCAGTAAGCTTATTCGTTTTATTGCTAAAAGTTTAGGCCATAGTGAATACTTCCCAATTACTCAAACATGGACTCGAAACTCTATCAAAAATGATAAGGAGACTGCTGAAATTGCTCAAATAAGTTTAGACACGATATCAAGAAAAACTCTTTTAAAAAATCATCCATGGGTAGAGGATGTTGAAGAAGAATTAAAACAACTTGAAGAAGATACTGTAAAAAAACTTGAATATGAACAAAAAGCATTTGGATCGTACGACTTCAAGCGAGGGAATGATATAGATGTCTAAGAAGAGGACTAATCAATATTGGATTGAACGCTCTAATCAATTACTCGCTAGTATGCACCAGCAGTCAACACCTTATGTGCATGAGATTAACAAGTACTATGATAAGGCTTTAAAAGACTTGCAGAAGGATATTAATAAGATATTCCAAGTATATGCTAATAATCATAATCTTACACGTTCAGAGGCTAAGAGATTATTGAATACTAAGATAAGTACTAGAGAAATAGAACATCTTAGAAGAGAAATCAGTCAGATAGCTAATGCTGAACTTAAGAAGTCATTGCTTGCACAGCTGAATGCGAATGCATATAGCGCGCGTATAAGCAGAATAGAAGCACTTAAGCAGTCTATACAAGTACATTACAGTAAAGTATCAGACAAGCAACTGACACTTAGTAAGGCGGCCTATATTAATACTATTAGAGAAAGCTATTATATGACAGCTTTTAATCTTCAAAAGGGTATTGATATAGGCTTTCATATTGCACAAATACCGAATGAAACGATCAAGGCTATACTTAATACTAATTGGAGTGGAAAGCTTTACAGTCAACGTGTTTGGGGTAATTCTCAGCACACTATAGATTCTATTGCAGAGACGCTTACAAGTGGATTTATAAGTGGTAAAAGCGTTCCAAGAATGGTAAAAGAGATCCAAGAATTAACGCAGTATGGTAAATATGCAGCAGAAAGGCTTATTCGTACTGAGTGCACATTCTTTTCTAACCAAGGTGCTATGGAAAGTTATAGGGAATGTGAGATTGAAAAGTATGTATTTGTTGCAACACTAGACAATAGAACATCTAAGCAGTGTCAAAAGCATGATAGAAAAGTCTATGAAGTAGCTAAGGCAATGCCAGGTAAAAATCTGCCACCTCTACACCCTTTTTGTCGTAGTACTACTAGAGCCTATTTAGGTGAAAAGTATATGCAGAACATTCAACGTAGAGCAAGAGATCCAGTAACAGGTAAAACTTATTTAGTTGGGAATATGAATTATAAAGAATGGAAAAATACATTTGTTAAGGAGGTAAGTTAATATGGCAGCTATACCAGATAGCATTAAAATTAAATTAGAAGTTGATACAACAGAGTTAGATATTGCACTAGAAAAGGCTAGAGAATTACAAAACATATTGAATAGATTGACGGTAAATGTAACAACAAATAATTAGCACTGGCGAATTTTAACCGAATGAGCTGTTACTAGGAGGTGGCAGAGAGTAGGTTTAGCTAGTGCTTTTTATATTAAAGGGAAAGGAAGAATAGCAATGAAGAAAATCTTTATTTCTCAACCTATGAACGGTAGAACAGACGAAGAAATTTTAAGAGAAAGAGAATTGGCTATCAGAAGAGCAAAGAAGGCATTCGGTGATGACATTGAGATTATTGACAGCTTCTTTCAAGGAGCACCTGCTGACACTAAGCCGTTGTGGTATTTAGCAAAATCAATTGAAGTCATGGCACAAGCTGATGGTGTTTTCTTCGCACATGGTTGGGAAGAAGCTAGGGGATGTAAGATTGAGTACGAATGTGCTACAAAATATGGTATTCCGTACTACGTATGCTTTTAATAGCCAATTTAACAGGTTTTAGAATTGGAATCGGCTTTAGTATTGCTAAGGCTGTTTTTTATTGCCTTTTTATAGCTGTAGGCGTAAAAGAATAGCTAAATACTCAATCGTGAAGCGACCACGTATAAAAGCGTACAGGAGGAAAAGATGAAGAGAGAATGGTTAAAAGAGTTAGGTTTAGAAGCAGAAGTCATTGATAAAATCATGGACGAAAACGGAAAAGATGTTAACAAGGCTAAAGGTGAAACACAAACTCTTAAGACAGAAAATGCAGACTTAAAACAGCAGTTGGCAACAGCTAACACAACAATTACAGAACTTAAGGCAAGCAACACTAACAATGAAGCTTTACAGGCCAAAGTAACAGAGTATGAGCAGACCATCGAAACTATGAAGGCTGATAACCAAAAGAAAGAATTTGACTTAGCACTTGAAAATGAGCTTATCAAATTGAATGTTCATAGTACCAGAGCTGCTAGAGCAGAACTTGATATGGATAAAATTAAGTATGAAAATGGTCAGTTTACAGGACTTAAAGAACAAACAGATACTTGGGCTCAAGAAAAAGCGTTCTTAATCAAAACGGGTGCTACTCATACTCATTACAATCCAGCAGGTGGTGGCGACCCTGATACAAAAGGATATGCCGCACAAATTGCCGCACAAAGAAATAGTGGAACAGAACAAACGCAATTACAAAATAATCCTTATGCTAATGCATGGGGGTAAGAAGGAGGTCAATTTAAATGTATTACAAAGAAATCAAAAGAGATAACTCACCAGAATTTTTAGCAAGTGAGAAGTATGTAAATTTTACGACTACCATTAGTGATGAAGGCGTTAAAGCTGATGAACATGGACGTAAGTATGTTATTGCAGGAACAGTCATTGGCGTAGACGGTAAAGAATCAACAGCTGAAGGTGTAGCTGAGAATGCAGTGGCAGGCATTTTATTTGCTACTGTAGATGTAACTTATGGACCACAACCAGGTGCGCTTATGGTAGAGGGATATGTAAGAGAAGCGCGATTAAAACAAGCCATTGATAATAGTGGAACACTTGCAGAACAAATTAAAACATCATTAGGGACTACTTGCCCTAAAATCACATTACGATAGGAGGCTCATAATATGCCAAGAATTGAAGAATTATTATCATTAAGAGAATTAGTGGATTATACACAAACAAGACAATTCCCACCACTTATGGGGGAAGTATTATTCCCAGAACAAAAGATTGATGCTTTAGAGATTGAAATGTTAAAAGGTGCAAACAATCTACCAGTAGCAGCTTCAGTACACTCATTCGATACTGAAACAGAAATTGCTTCTCGTGAAGGAATCAATGCAGCTATTCAAGATCTTGCATTGATTAAGCGTAAACAAAAGATTTCTGAAAAAGAGCTTATTGCGCTTAATGCACCACGTAGTAAACAAGAAGAAAAACAAGTCATTGCTCGTATCTTTAATGATGTAGATGGTCTTGTGAATGGTGTAAGAGCACGTGTTGAAGCACTTCGTATGGAAGCACTAGGTACAGGTAAAATCGTATTAAATGAAAATGGCGTAAAAGGTACAATTGACTTTGGTGTTCCTAGTGGACAAAAATCAGCAAAGACATGGTTAAGTGGTACGCCAACTATTTTAGAAGATATTACAGCTATGGTGAATGCAGTTGTAACTGGAAGTGGTTTTAGACCTACAAGAGTACTTACTTCTCAAAAAATCTTAAACGGCATTCTTAAAGATGAAAGAATCCGCAAAGCCATGTATGGTGTGAACTCTGAAAAAGTTGCAAACTTAAATGACCTTAACCAATTACTTGTATCACAAGGTCTTCCGAAAATCGCTACATACGATGGTATGTATCGTACACAGAATGCAAAAGGTGAATATGTAACAAAACGTTACTTTAAAGAAGACTCTTTTGTACTTATGCCAGAGGGTAAACTTGGTGATACATTCTATGGTCTTACAGCAGAAGAAGTTCGACTTAGAAATACACCAGGTGTAGATATTGAGATGTTTGGAAATATCTTAGCACAACATTATACAACAAATGATCCAGTTGCAGAGTGGATTAAAGCAGTTGCTACAGCAATGCCTTCATTCCCAGCTGCAAATCAAATTTATATTGCAACAATTAGCTAAGAGGTGGCACGTGCTGCCTCTTTATTTGTGAGGTGATAATATGACAGTAAGCTTTACTCAATTGAATAAATTGAAGGCAAGAATACCTGAAATAGTTGATGACAGCCAAAATAATCAGTTGGCACAGCTATTAGAGGATGCAGAACAAGCTATTTTGGATTATACAAATAGAAGTGATATGTTACCTGCTATGGAGCCACTACAAAGAGAATTAGCACTAATCTATTACAATCGTATTGGATTAGAGGGTATAGCTTCACAGAGCCAAGGCGGTATTTCTATTCAAGTAGCAGATGATATTCCTAAAGAAATTAAATCTAGGCTTAACCGATATAGGAAGGTGAGGTTTAGATGAGGTTACTTGGACTTAAGCTGTATAAACTTAAAAAAGGTATCTATGAGAAAGACGATGAACTCAATGATATATTAGTTGGGTATGAACAAGTAGGCATGATACAAGCGAGTATACAACCTTGCAGAGGCATTGTTAAAGCACAGCTATACGGTGAAGAGATTACTCAATATCTTTCGGTTATGATGTATCCTAATTTGCTTGTACAAGAAGGGCTTTTTATTGAGCATGACGGTATACACTACAAAATACAGCCCATATCAAAATGGAGACATTGGTCGTTTGATATGAAAGCGGTGGTTTAATGAGCGTAAATATTAAAGGACTTGATAGTCTACTCAGTAAGATTGATCAACTAGGTGGTTCATCGGACAAGGCACTCGATAAAGCCGTTATGAAAGCAGGAAAACTTGTAGAAGGTGATGCTAAAGATTTATGTACCGTTGATACAGGAAGACTTAGAAATAGTATACACACTAAACTAGGAGGTTCGAGTGATGCGTATACCTATAAAGACAATAATGGAAATGAGTTTAGTGGAGGATTAGCGAACCTAGGGCAAGTTCATACAGCTATAGTGGGTACAAACGTAGAATATGCAGCGTATGTAGAGTGTGGAACAGGTCAAAGAGGTGAGTCTTCCCCAAGTCCACCTAAATACCCAGGTGCTCGTTATAGAGAAGACTGGTCAGGTCAAGAGGCACAGCCTTTTTTATGGCCTGCCTTAAATCAAAATAAAGACAATATACAAGAACTTATAACAGATGATTTAAAAAAAGAAATAAGGAGGCTGAGTAGATGATTTATGATGCTAAGTCTCAAGTAGCAAAAAAACTAGCTACTATACAAAATGTTAATGTTTCAAGTTCAACTAAAAAGGGGCTTAAAATGATTCCTTGCATTGTGTATAAGGAAATGGATAATAAGCCAACAGACCCATACAATCGATTCCAAGATGTTGTTTATAGTATAGATATATTCAATACGACAAGCACGAGTAAGTTAGCGAATGAAGTGGATGAAAAGCTATCTGAATTAGGATTAAAGAGAACAGCTTGTATCGATATGGATGATGGAGAACTTAGACATAAGCATATGAAGTTTAAAGGAACTATAGATACAAAAACCGAATTGGTTTATCAATAGAAAGGAGAAATTGCTATGAAATTAAACTTACAGTTTTTTGCGGGTATGGCTGCAACAGGCACAAAAATTGGACATGCAGCAAGCAGTGAAGGGCCATATACTGATATACCCGGGCTATTAGAAGTGCCAGAAATTGGTGGAGATCCTGAGAAAATCGACACAACTACACTTACAGATACAGTCAAAACATCAGTACCAGGGGTTAAGGATTTAGGAGATTTAACTTTTAAATTCTTATACGATACTGAAACATTTAAAAAGCTCAATGAACTTAAAGTTAAACAGTCTTTTAGGGTAACATTCCCGGATAAGATGACCGTTACTTTTGATGCTATACCTAATGTGAAAATGGGTAGTGCGGCTGTAAATGCAGCCTTAACCTTTACAATTGGAATGAGCTTACAATCAGCACCTGAATTTGGGAAAGAGAGCTAGGAAAATACACCTAGCTTTTTTTATTTTATCAATAGAAAGGATGTAGAAAGATGAATTATGTAGCTTTTAATGTAGGAGACAAAGAACTTAAGTTAAAGCTTGATGCAAAGAATACGGTAGCACTTGAAAGGGTAGTCGGGACAAACCCTTTAAATGAGCTTATGAAAGTGGCAAACGGTCAATTGCCAACTTTAGATTTTGCCATAACTACACTTCATGCCTCATTACAAAAGTTAGAACATGGATACACGCTTAACAAGGTCTATGATTTGTATGATGAGTATGTAGAAGATGGGCATTCGTTAGTAGATCTCATTCCTGTTCTTATGGATGTGTTCAAAGCAGCAGGCTTTATTCCTAAGGATGACGAGCAGGGGGAATAGAAGGCGGACAAGAGCCGCCGAAAACATTAGAAGAAATCTTTAATAGCTTATACAAGGTATCTATACGAAGTGGAATTAAACCTTATGAATTTTGGGATATGACGTTAGGTGAAATGATAGATGTTGTAGATGCTTATAACGATAACAAGTTAGATGAAATGAAGTATAACGCTATGTTAGCTTATCAGACTGGAAGACTAGTAGCTATAGGTGTAGGAAATGCATTTAGCGGTGGAGAATTCCCACAAATACATGAGATATTCCCTGGATTCTTTGAACCACCTAAAGTAGTTCAACAAGACAGCGAACTTATGAAAGCAAGAATAATGGCCTATGCAGAAGCTTGGAAGAAAAAACAGTAAGGAGGTGAGAGCATGACACTTGAAGAATTGCAGGTTGTAATCAGCGCTACAACTAAACCACTACAAAATGAACTTAAGAAAGTGAGTACACAGCTTAAAGGATTGGAGAGTACAACGAATAAGTCTATGGGTGGATTACAAAAGAGTGTAGATAAAACTGCATCTAATGTAGGTAAAATCTTTGGTAAATTAAAAGTAGCGCTTGTGGCTTTAGGTATAGGTAAGGCGATTAAAGACAGCTTTAATTTAGCAAGAACCTATGAAGCGAGTGTACAACAAGTAAATAGGATGTTTGGACTATATAGTGGTGCCTTAGAAAAATGGGTACAGCAGAATGCTAAAACATTCGGTATGGCACGTGCTGACGCTATGAAATATGCATCCATATATGGCAATTTAATAAGAGTTTTTGAACAAGATGGGGCTAAAATGACCCAATACACCACTGATTTAATGAAAGCTACTACTATTATTGCGAGTAGCACAGGAAGAACAGTAGCCGATGTAAGTGAGAGAATTCGTAGCGGAATTTTAGGAAACACGGAGGCTATTGAGGATTTAGGCATTTATGCTCAAGTAGCTATGCTTAAAACTACAAATGCCTTCAAACAGATAGCAGATGGCCGTAGTTGGGAGCAACTGACCTTCCAAGAACAGCAACAAATCAGGGTTATGAGTATACTGGAGCAAACCAGTAATCAGTTTGGTGATAGCATACAAAATAACATGAACTATCAGCTTATGCAGTTAACAGCAACGCTTAAGAATGTAGCACTTAATATAGGTCAAGCTTTTATGCCTATAGTGGGTGTTGTAGTGCCTATTCTTAATACCATGGCGAATGCTTTAGAAGTTGTAACAGCTAAGTTAGCAACTTTTATGAATGCTTTATTTGGTACTAATTTCAATGCAGGTGCAGGGGCAAACGCAAGTACGAGTCAAAACTTTACTAATATGGGTGTAGAGGCTCAAAAAGCAGGAGAAGAAGCTGAGAAAGCAGGTAAAAAGGCTCAAAAGGCACTTATGGGATTTGATGAAGTAAACACATTAAATCTTGGCAAAGATGGTGGTTCTGGCTCAGGTGCAAGTGGTGGTAATACTGGTGGGTTAGTAGAAACTATAACTCCTGTAGAGAACAAATTAGAAACAGCAGCAACTACTTTTGCAAATAGATTAAAAGCGGAGCTAGAAAGACTTAAAGCACTATTTAAAGAAGGTTTTGAAATAGGTATAGGTGGAGACTGGAAAGAAAGACTAGAGGAACTTAAGCAATCTATTGAAGAGATTAAAGGGAACCTTAAAAATATCTTTACAGATAGTGAAGTTGTAACAGCCTTTAACGGTTTTATAGATCAGTTTGTACTTAGGATTGGTAAAGAAGTTGGTAGTTTAGCTTCTGTAGGGATAACAATAGGACAAAATTTATTAGGTGGATTTAATAAATATTTAGAGCAGAACCAACAGTTTATCAAAGACAGACTTATCGGGATATTTAATGTATCTGGAGAGATTGCAGATTTAGTAGGAGACTTCTCGGTAGCTTTTGCAGATATATTTAGTGTGTTTGGTGGAGAAACAGCTCAACAGATTACAGCTAATCTTATAGGAATATTTAGTAATGCATATCTTGGAATTACAGAGTTATCTTTAAGGTTTGGTGCAGATGTTTTAAGTGTAATTGTTGATACTATAAATAATAATTCTGAGGCGATAAAAACAGCTGTAGAGAATACACTTAAACCTATTGAAACTTATACGGGTACTATCAAGGACTTGATTACGAATACGTACATGAAGGTGTTTGAAGCATATGAAGAATACATGTCCCCTACTTTTGAAAATATAAAGAGCGGATTTGATAAAATAGCTAAATCTCTATTAGATGCTTATAATACTTACATTTCACCGACAGTCGACAAAATTGTTAAGAAGTGGAATGATTTTTATAATAGTACACTTCAACCAGTAATCAATAAAGCTATTGATGTGCTTGGTAAATTAGGATTATCATTTAGCGAGTTGTGGGATAATTGTATAGCTCCTTTTGTAGCTTGGTTAATTGATTTTATGGGGCCACAAGTTTCATTTGTATTTGATAGCATAAGTGAGGTATTTTTAATAGTGGCTACGGCCATAACAGAGCAAGTAGGCAATCTCTTAAGTGCGTTCGATGGTTTTATAGACTTTATATCAGGTGTATTTAGCGGAGACTGGGATAGGGCTTGGAACGGTATAAAATCTATATTTAAATCAATTACAGATAGTTTTGAGAGTTTGATAAAAGACCCAATAAATAAAGGGCTTGAGTGGATAAAAACTACATTTACAAATGGTTGGGAACTTGCTTGTAATGGTTTAAAGAATACTTGGGGTAAAATGTGGGATGGTCTTAAAGATGGAGCCTTTAAAGGAATAAATTGGATTATTGATAAAATGAATAAATTTATCGATGGTATTAATAGAAAGTTAAGTTTCACGCTTCCTGATATTATGGGAGGAGCGACTATAGGCTTTGATATTCCTAATATTCCACGTCTTGCACGCGGCGGTATTGTAGATGGTGCTACATTTATGGGTAACTACATAGCAGGAGAAGCTGGCAAGGAAATGATTGTACCACTCGAAAACACATCATTTGTAGACAAGCTTGCAGGTGCTCTTGGAAATGCTGTATTAATGGCAATGCAATTTAATAGCCGTGGCTCCTCAGAACAAGCACCTACAGAAGCCGTATTTGAAATAAACGGTTGGGAAATTGCTAGAGCTATTATTCCACCTTTACAGAAAGAACTTAAGAGAACAGGGGTGAAACTCATATGATTAAAATCAATAATGTAAAAATCCCTGTCCCTAGCAGTTATGCACCAAGCATAATGGATATTACAAAAGCTGAACGAAACTCAAAAGGGGACATGCAAATAGACCTTATTAATAAAAAGTACAAATTAGAGTTGTCATGGAATTTTCTTGAACAGGATGATATGACAGCTCTATTAAATGCTTTAGAGGCTAATGTTACTTTTCAAGTTGAGTTTATAGATCCTAAGAGTGGCAAACCCAAGACGGCTACTTTTTACAAAGGTGATAGGTCTATGGGAATGCTAGATTTTATTAATGGAGCAGCAAGGTGGAAAGATATTAAAGTAAATTTAATCGAGGTGTAAAAATGAAAACGTCTAGTTTACAATTTAAAAATGCAATAAAGAGCAACGTACGTGAATTAGACGTACGTTTTATTTTTTATAATGAAGATAAAAAGTATTTTATAAAAGGCAAAGATATTCAGTCTTATAAATACAATGCTACATGTGAGAAGGAATTAGGTGGAATAGAAAAGAAGATACTTACTATTACATTAATGAGTAATGTTATTACAAAGCTTATTAAAGAAGGAACTATACTTTATAAAGAAACATGGACTAGATTTAATAATAACTGGTACAGTGATTTCCAAGAGGAGTTTGTGGTGTCAGCTAAAAAAGATGATGATGGTAAGGGTACGATAAAAATAGAAGCAGTAGATACGCTTACTTTAATTAGAGAAGAACCTATGCCTTATGTACCACAGCAAATGAATACTACATTAAAGAGTTATTTTAAATCCGTACTTAGCAAGTTAAGTGGCAATGTAACAATTCCTAATGATTTAGTTAATACTAATCTTTCCCTTGGATTTTTAAAAAGCAATGAAGTCCATGAAAACTTATTAGAACTGGCTATAGCAAGCCAAGCTTTAATTCGGACAGATTTTAATATTAAAAAGTTTACAAAGACTGATATTGTAGACCGCCTTAATTATGGTAGTGGATTAATTGATTATAGTGTAGATGCTGATGATTTAGATGCCTATAGCAAAGTAGTTGTAGCTTTATTTTCTCCAACAGCTAGAGAGTATAAAAATCTTGGGAGCATCATGACTACATTACCACCCGCAGCAAGAGGTTATAAGCTAGGTACCATTGAATTCGATGCCTTATATATTCCACAATTAATGGTATTTGATTCAGCTATTGAAATGGATGATTATAGGCTAAGTAGTAGCAGTTGTAGCTTAACTGTAACAAGTAAAGTAAATGCTATTGTCGATTTAACAACTCAATTTTATGGATTAGATGTTAATAGCGTAAAGACTTCTGAGGACAACGAAGAGAATAGAACAAAGTTTATTAATAATATCTACATTCAAAGTCCTGCTATTTATGATACACGTATTTATACATCAAAGCCTATTACTATTAAATATATAGGTAACACTTTGTATGAAGTGGGAGATACGATAAGAGTAGACAATAAGTATGATGTGCTTATATTAGAGCATGATTTAACTTACGATGGCTCTCTTAGAGGAACAATAAAAGGGGTGATAATAGATGGATAATAAGTTAAGCGATAACATATTGACTGGGTTAAATGGAGTAATTGAAGTAAATGGTAAGCTTAATCAAACTCATGTATTATCTGGTGCTCAGAAACAAGAGCAATATCAACTTAGTTATGAAGCCTTAGAGATTACAGGAGATAAGAATTACTTCTTAAGTTACTTAACATATGAAGATGGTACAGTTCACACCTATTTCTTCCCTATTCAATTCGTAGGTCCTCAAAAGATTGTATTTGATGTTCCGTTCCCAGTAGCTAATATACAGTTTTTTATATATGGAAATATCAGACTAAAAGATACAAAGCTACAAAGTGTTTTAGATAACACGCTAACAGAGGAGCAAAAGCAATTATTAAATACAGTAAGCACGAATAGTGAGTACTGGGATAGAATTATTGCTGTAACAAGTGCTCTAGGTAATATTCTAACAAACAAACTAGAGGGAAGTATTAATACTGCTTTAAATAGTATTGCAGGTTCAGAAGGTAGAATGTACTGGGAAGATGGTAAGTTTATTTGCCGTGATGGTAAGACAGATGCAGAGTCTACAATGGCAATGTTACTATCTCCAGCAGGCTTTATGATAGCAAATGATAAGTTAGCAGATGGGAACTGGAACTGGCGTACTTTTGGGACAGGTGCAGGTTTTACTGCTGATGAAATTATAGCTGGGACATTAAGAGCTATTGCAATAGAAGGGGTAACTATTACAGCAAGCACGCTTACTGGTGGAGAAATTATAGGGGCAAAAATTAAAGGTGGTTCGCTCAATATCAATGAAAAATTTATTGTTGATAGTATGGGTGACGTACAAATGAGTGGATCTGTAACTTGGGGAGCAGATAATAGCCCAGTAAAAGTTAAATATTCTTCCGATAATAAAAACTGGCATTATAACTTTGAAAGTAATGATACATTTGCTAAGTACTCCTACGATGGAGGCCTAACTTGGACAGAAGGTATAAAAATACGTGGTACCGATGGGATAAATGGAGTACCAGGACAGAACGGAGCAGATGGTCAAACATACTATACTTGGATTGTTTATGCAGACGATGCTTTTGGAAATGGTCTATCACTTAGTTCTAATAATAAACGGTATATTGGTATTGCTTATAATAAACCTTCTAGTACACCAGAACTTAAAGCGTCTCATTATAGCTTTAGTAAAATTCAAGGGGAGAATGGTCTTGATGGTTCGGACGGATTGCCAGGGACCAATGGTCTTGATGGTAAGACTTATTATACTTGGATACGTTATGCGGATGATGTAAATGGTAATGGACTTTCTAATGCCTCAGAAGGAAAAGCTTATATTGGTATTGCCTATAACAAAGAAACAGCCACAGAAAGTAATAACCCTAAAGATTATACTTGGACAAAAATCAAGGGGGATGATGGGAAACCTGGAAGTGATGCAAATGTACCCTCTTATATTCAATCTACTAAAATTACAGGAACAAGGGTAGAGAGTTGTGAATTAGCTGGTAATATTATAACAGGTTCTGAAATTAGAGGGTCTACAATGATTGGTGGTGACGAGCAAGGGGTCTATACAAAGATTGACCCAACGAATCCATTAGCGGTATATCGCCCAACAGGTAAGATAGCAGAGTTATGGGGAGCAATTGATGGGTCAAGTTATTTACACCTATATACTCGGGAAGGTGTAGATAAGTTTTCAATATCATCAGGAGCGAGATCTGGTAGTGACACCTTCATTAGAGATACAGGTACGATAGATATTAAAAGCAACAAAGCTGTAACTATAACTTCAGCGGATGCATTCTCGTTGTACTGCTGGAACAGAACATCAAACTCATATATCCTAACTGGTAGGTCGTACATGGAGATAGGTAACAGGTCAATAGAGAATTATATAATGGGTACAGATGTACACATTAACTGTGATAGATTTTATGTAAATGGTAAAACTCAAGTTGCTAGTTTAGCATCACAAAGTATATCCGGATTAGAGGTTGCATATATGGAACTTGAAGCTAAATACTTAAAAGAATCACAGGCTAGAAGCGAGTTAGAAGTAAAACTTATGGAGAAGGGAGTATTGTAAATGACATTATTCGAGGATTGGAAAGAAAGATACTTAAACAATACTTGTACATTAGAACACTTACAACGCCTACAAAAGATAGGTAGATTGTCAGAAGAGGAAGTGCGACACATAATCTCATTAAAGCGACTGAAAGACAAGGAGTTGATTTAATGGTTAACTACAAAATAAATGTTTACCTTAAACATACAGAGATGGAAAATATGTATGTTAGAGAGTTTATAGAATTAGTTACACAAGACATTAATGGAAATAATTTTGAATTTACGGTCTATGAGGATGATAACGTTTATGACCTTACAAATAAAAGAGTAACGATGGTTGTAAAATCTGACTCAGGAACAGTCATTCAAGAAAATTGCCAAGTTGTAGATGCGAAACAAGGGAAGGCTACTATAACGTTGCCTCCAGATATGTTGATAGAAAATGGGCCATACATGGCAGAAGTACAAATCTGGGAAGGTGTAAATAGCAGGGTTACAACGTTACCTTTTGACTATACGGTAAGGTTATCTTTAGAAAATGATGAAAGTATTAAAGCTGACCCTAGATTTAGTCTATTACAAGTGGCGTTAAAAAATGTAAATGATGCAGATGGAAAATCTAAAGAGGCTCTTAAATTATCTAAAGAAGCAAAAGCTATTTGTGATGACTTAGTTCCAAAGGCAAATACAGCATCACAAAATGCACAAGAAGCGTTGGATCGTGCATTAGATGTAGCTACTAAGACAGAACTTGATGAACGTATTACATTAGATGGTACAGCTCAGACAAAATTTGATTTTATAGGGAGTAAGATTGCGCAAGGGTGGATAGATAATTCAACTCATGATTTTAATTTAAATAATGATGACTTTAGTATATTGTTTGATTTAAAATCAACTAATTTGGCTAGTACAACAACATTACTTCATATTCCAAATGGGTTTCAAGTATTTTACTCAGCGTCCACAGGCAATATAAGGTTTGGGGTGTATGGAGAGACAACTATCTATACAGAAATGGAAAAATATGTGCCATATACTCACTATATTTTTAACGTGATAAAAATTAATAATGCTGTAATCGTGAAATTAAACAATAATAGTTATGCGCTTGATATTTCAAAAATGAAAGGTGGAACATCTAAGATATTAATTCCATCAACTATGGATGGATTATATAATATTTATAAAGTTTATAATAAGGCATTTGAGCCAATAGAAGCACAACGCAACTATGCTATTCTCAACAACTTGCCAGCTATTAAAGAATTTCATACCACAGACTCTACAGGTAAAACAAGTATTTTAAGGCTAGGTTCTGATGAAGACCATGTTGAAATGGCTAGTGGTAGAACACTTAGAGAAGAATATATGGGTGTACTTAAAACAATGGGTAAAGAGTTTACAGCTGATGCGACAGGAAAGATTAGTGTAGATAATGGGGTTGAAGCTAGATTGATAGGTGGAGAAATCACAGGGAAGACAGTTAAAAGTTTAATATATGATACTATAAAGGAAACATTAAATTCAACAAATAAAAATATACCAAGATGGAAAACAGTTAATGCTGATAAGCCTTGTTTTGTTATATTAAAAGTATCCAATGTGATAGGAAATCCTACAATACAGTTAACTATATCACATAGTACTGGTGCATTGGGTTATCCTAAAGCACAAGTTCAATCTAATGGCTACTGCAAGATTGATTTATCTAACTATCCTACTGAAAATCTTAGAATTGACTATGTTGGTTTATTATCGCCTAGTGAGTCACAATCTGTATATATTGAAGAGTATACAGTAGCATACAAAGATGATATTAATTTTATTCAGTCTACTTTTAACGGATTATCATCAACCCAAGCTATTATCAATAATAACGGACAATCATATCCTATCTATGCTAACGAAGAAGATAAGGCAAATAAAAAAGTTATTTCATTGTATGGGATAGGAGAATCCAAAGATAGCTTAGATGTTAAAGATGATGGGACGGGAGTATTAACTAAAAATGTATTATTTACAACCGCTAATAGCAATACTTGGACAAAAGCTGTAGAAACTGATACAATGGTTAGTTTTGGAACACCCCTTTTAAATGCAAAAGGGTTTAACAATAGTATAGTTGCAACTTGTATATGTGACCCACTTAAAGTGTTTGCTACTACTGCTGTATACAATGCTACAATAAAGGGGATAGCTATCAATCAAAATGGGTGGTTATATTTATCAGTATTAAAAACTGACTTAGTAACACTTGATAGTAGTGGTGTGAATACATGGTTAACGAACGTAGGGTTTAAATTATGGTATCAATTAGCTACACCTATAGTAACTCACATTCCAAAAGAACTTATACCTACAATCCTAACCCATAAAACTAATATTCTAGAAGTTGGGGGTAAAGTTAAAGCAAGTAGCTTTAAAGTGACTTTACCAGTTGATAAACTAGCTGAAATAGAAGCTAGATTACAAGCCTTAGAAAGTACTACAGTAGATGTAGTTTTAAATAAATAATAAAAAGAGAGGAAGATGTACATGAAAGATTTTTATTTAGTGATTAAAGCAAAAGTAGAGGCAGGTCAGTATAAGCTGGAGGATATGTTAAGCGACCTTCAATTAGCGTATGAGAAAGACAGGATTACCTTAGAACAACATGAAGAGTTAGCTGAACTTGCTAAAGTAAGGGTGGATATGGAGTATGAAGGTAATAACATGCCTACTAATTACGACTTAGACCAAGATGTTGTGATGAGTGAACATGACCTTAGCATTGTTGATTTATACGAAATGGTGCTTGTAAGTGCAACAGCTACACAACAAGCTAAGATGGTAATGGGACGTTCAATATCCGATTCCTATGTACGCTTAATTATTAGAGGTGTAAGAACTTTTGATAGTGTGCCTGCACCTATGAAGCAAGATGTAGCAACAAGGCTTATTGAAGAAGGTAGACAAGACTTAATTACGGATACAGAATATTTACCACAAGAAGAAATTGACCCAGATTTCAGCGTCAATCCAGAAGAAGTACCAGCAGAATAAAATAAAAGACTGATTTGTTAAATTAAATAGGGCATAGAAGAGCAGCTTAATAGGCTGTATTTTTTATGCCTTTTTATATTAAGGAGGATAAGAAAATGGATGTAAATATGTTAGAAACATTAATTAATAGCTTAGGATTTCCTATTGTTATGGTGGGCGCATGCGGCTTTTTTATTTGGAAGATGTACCAGGCTCAATTACAAGATAAAGAACGATTATATGTAGAACTGGGGAAGGCTACTGCGGCGAACGAAAAGTTTGCAGGTATTATTAGTACGTACACAGGTAAATTGGAGTCTATTGAAAATAAGGTAGATAAAATTCAGGATAAGGTGGGTGCATAAGATGGTCCAGATAACAAAGAAGCTTATTAAATACAATCATAGTGGTATCAATAAACCAGTCTATATCGTAATACATGAAACAGGTAATACAGATATAGGTGCCGATGCAGAACGCCATTATAGGTATTTTAATGGTGGAGATAGAGGAGCGAGTGCCCATTACTTTGTAGATGATAAACAGATCATACAGGTAGTAGAGCATAATGTACAATCTTGGCATAATGGCAAGAAGTATGTTTCTAATCCAGCAGTGCCACAATGTAATAACAGTAATAGCGTAGGAATAGAAATATGTGTCAACCAAGATGGAGATTACAGTAAAGCTGTAGCCAATGCTGTAGAATTGACTAGAAAGCTTATGAAAGAGTTAAATATTCCTGTAGATAAGGTTATTAGACATTATGATAGCTGTGGCAAGCAATGCCCTGCAAAGATGCTTAAAGATCCTAAAATATGGTCAGATTTTAAGAAAGCTATCCAAGGGGTACAAATAGATAAGGAATACGAAAAAACAGTGCAGAATCTAGTATTAGAGGGTATCATTGGCAGTCCTGCAGCATGGACAAGCATTAACATTAAGAATGTACCAGCACTTATTAGTAAGATAGGTATTAGGCTATTTGATGTAAGCACTTATGATACGGTAGTAGCTAAGCTGTTAGAGGCTAAGATTATCAGCAGTCCTAGTATATGGCAGGATAAGAAGTATACAGAACAGAATGTGAGAGATTTAATAGTTAAGGTTAGTGGTTATTTGGGGTAATGAACTGCTACCCGTCAAGTAGACAACTAAAAAAATAAAAACTTTTTACTACCATTAGATTCAGATCTAGTGAGAGTGTGAAGAAAACTCTGTAAATTTAAATTCTCGTACAGCTTTCTATGATAAAATAAATTCATAGGAGGCTGTT